ATCCGGGTCGCCCAGGAGTTCAACGACGTCCGGGTGACGGCGGGAAACCTAGCCAGCCTGTCCACCACCGACAAGCCGAGTCTGGTCGCGGCGATAAACGAACTGAAGGCGGCGGTGCTCTCCGCAACCGCCATCGACGACAACCAGATCGCCACCTCCACCACCTACTCGTCGAACAAGATCGTGTCGCTGCTCGACGCGCTCAAGGCAGACATCCTCGGTGGAGCGGACGCCGCCTACGACACGCTGGTCGAGATCCAGCAGCTGCTGCAGAACGGCACCACGGGTCTGGACGCGCTCCTGGCCGCAGTCAATCTCCGGGTGCGCTTCGACGCGGCGCAGACCCTGACGGTCGCCGAGCAACTGCAGGCCCGCACCAACATCGGCGCGGTGGCGGCCGCCGATGTCGGCAACACCGACACCGACTTCGTCGTGATCTTCGACGGGGCGCTGGCCTGATGAGTCTCGCGTCCGGCATCGCCGCCCTGGCCGCGCGCATCGGCCTCGAGGTCAAGACCAAGATCGACGCCGCACATCCAGGCCTCGCCCGGGTGTGGGTGAGCTTCGGCTACGTCAATGGTCAGGTCGTGATCGCCAGCGCGCGCAACGTGGCCAGCGTCGTGCGCACGGCGGCGGGCCGATACCGCGTGCATTTCGCCGTGGCGATGCCGGACGCGAACTACTGCTGGACGGCGCTCGCGCGCAGCAGCACCAACAGCGGCCAGCAGCGCATGGCCGTCGTGCGCGCCAGCTCCGACCTCAAGACGGCCCAGTACGTCGACATCTCCTGCGCAACGACTTCAGCGTCGTTCGACGACTCCTCCGAAATCAATCTCGTGGTGTACCGCTGATGGCCTACACAGAAATCCAACTCCAGGCCTTGGAAACCGCGCTCGCCAAGGGCGAACGGCGCGTGACCTTTGCCGACAAGACGGTCGAGTACCGCTCGGTCGACGAACTGATGGCCGCGATCCGCGAGGTCAAGCGTGGCCTGCTGCAGCAGGCGGCTGAAACCGAGCTGTTGCCCGGCGCGCCTCGCCAGATCCGGGTTACGACCTCCAAGGGGTTCTGATGACCTGGTATTCCAAACTCCGAAGCCTCTTCGGTCAGCCTCCCGTCCACGAGGCGGCGGGGCGTGGCCGTCGCTCGCTGGCGTGGATGCCCGGCAACCCCGGCGCGGTCGCCGCGATGCTGGCGACCAGCAACGAACTGCGCGGCAAGAGCCGTGACCTCGTGCGCCGCAATGCCTGGGCGCAGGCAGGCATCGAAGCCTTCGTGGCCAACGCGGTCGGCACCGGCATCAAGCCGCAGAGCCTGTCGACCGACGAGGCGTTCAAGGCCGAAGTGCAGGCGCTGTGGCGCGACTGGACGGCGGAAGCCGACGCCGCCAGTCAGACCGACTTCTACGGTCTGCAGGCGCTGGCCTGCCGCGCAATGCTCGAAGGCGGCGAATGCCTGATCCGCCTGCGGCCGCGACGCCCGGAGGACGGGCTGGTCGTGCCGCTGCAGCTTCAGTTGCTGGAGCCCGAGCACCTGCCGATCAATCTGAACACCGATCTACCTTCGGGCAACGTCGTGCGCTCCGGCATCGAGTTCGACAGCCTCGGTCGGCGCGTGGCCTACCACCTGTACCGCTCGCATCCCGAGGACGGGCGTCTTGCCCCGATGTCCGGCCAGGGCGGAATGGACACGGTGCGCATCCCGGCTGCGGAAATCATCCATCTGTTCCGCGTGCTGCGCCCGGGCCAGATTCGCGGCGAGCCGTGGTTGTCGCGTGCCCTGGTCAAGCTCAATGAGCTCGACCAGTACGACGACGCCGAACTGGTGCGCAAGAAAACCGCCGCGATGTTCGCGGGCTTCGTCACGCGCGCCAACCCGGAAGACAACCTGATGGGCGAAGGCGCAGCCGACGCCGAAGGGATTGCGCTCGCCGGGCTGGAACCGGGCACGCTGCAGATTCTGGAGCCCGGCGAGGACATCAAGTTCTCTGATCCCGCCGACGTGGGTGCTTCGTACTCTGAGTTCCTGCGCACGCAGTTCCGCGCGGTTGCCGCCGCCATTGGCATCACCTACGAGCAACTGACCGGCGATCTGACCGGCGTGAACTACTCGTCCATCCGTGCCGGGATGCTGGAGTTCCGGCGTCGCTGCGAGATGGTGCAGCACGGCGTGCTGGTGCATCAGCTGTGCCGTCCGGTGTGGGCGGCGTGGATGAAGCAGGCCGTGCTCGCCGGGGCGCTCGACGCGCCGGGCTTCGCGCGTGGCGGGCCCGCCCGTCGCCGTCAGTACCTCGCCGTGAAGTGGATTCCGCAGGGCTGGCAGTGGGTCGATCCTGAGAAGGAGTTCAAGGCGATGTTGCTGGCCATCCGGGCGGGCTTGATGTCGCGCTCGGAAGCCATCTCGGCCTTCGGCTACGACGCCGAGGACGTCGACCGCGAAATCGCCGCCGACAACCAGCGCGCCGACGACCTCGGCCTGATCTTTGATTCCGACCCTCGCTACACGTCGAAGGACGGCGGCAGCGCGGAACCCAACCGCAACGCCGTCACACCCGACGCCACCGGCAGCCAGTCGATTTCCTGACTCGTCGCCTGACCGTTTTCCAGAAGGATTCCCATGACCGTGCTGCCACATCTGGCGGCGCGCCTCTTTGGCGTGCCGCTGGCGATCCATCGCCCGAAACTCGACGTCATCCTGTCCGTGCTCGGTGCGCGCATCGGCCTGACCGACATGGTCGTGCCCGCGGACTACGCGCCGACCACACGCCCACTGTCGCCTGCGACCGGCAAGGTCGCCGTCATCCCGATCCACGGCACGCTGGTGCGCCGCACCTCCGGCCTCGAAGCCGTGTCGGGCCTCGCCAGCTACACCAGCATCGCCGCGCAACTGGACGCGGCGTTGGCCAGCCCTGAGGTCGCCGCGATCCTGCTCGATGTCGATTCGCCCGGCGGCGAATCCGGCGGCGTGTTCGATCTGGCCGACCGCATCCGCGCGGGCATGCAAGTCAAGCCAGTCTGGGCCGTGGCCAACGACATGGCGTTCTCGGCGGCCTACGCGCTGGCGTCCGCCGCTAGCCGCGTGTTCGTCGCGCGCACCGGCGGCGTCGGCTCGATTGGCGTCATCGCCATGCACATCGATCAGTCGGTGAAGGACGCGAAGGACGGCGTTCGCTACACCGCCGTGTTCGCGGGCGAGCGCAAAAACGACCTCAACCCGCACGAACCGATCTCCGACGAGGCGCATGCCGTCCTCAAGGCCGAGGTGGATCGCGTCTACGACCTGTTCGTCGAGACGGTCGCTCGCCATCGCGGCCTCGATGCCGATGCCGTACGCGCCGCCGAAGCGGGCCTGTTCTTCGGCCCGGATGCCGTCGCCGCTGGTCTGGCCGATGTCGTCGGCGGCTTCGACGACGCGCTCTCGCAGCTCACGCAATCGCTTTCCCCACTCCCGACTCAGGTGGCTTCGGCCAGCCAAGCGGGCTTTTTTCGCAACCACCAGATGGAGTCATCCATGAATGATCGAACCGACCCCGCTGCTCTTGATCGGCCTCTTGCTGATCCTGCTGGCAATCCTCCTCAACCCTCCGCCACCGCCTCCACCGCCACGGCAATGACCGTGGCCGACGCCGTCGAAATCGCCCAGACCTGCACGTTGGCCGGACGCACCGACCTGATCGCGGGCTTCCTCGAAGCGCAGGCCTCGCCCGCCCAGGTGCGCAGCCAGCTCCTGGCCGCGCAAGCCGACGCCAGTCCCGAAATCACCAGTCGCATCGCGCCCGATGCCGTGCGCCCTGCGGCCAGCAATCCGCTGATCGACGCAGCAAAGCAGATCGCGGCGCAATCCACCGCCTTCAAGAAGGAGATCTGAAATGTCCGTTCTCGCCGAACCCCTGAACCTGGGCGACCTGCTCAAGTACGAAGCCCCCAATCTCTACTCGCGCGACCGCGTCACGGTCGCGTCTGGCCAGAACCTGCCGCTGGGTACCGTCGTCGCCATCGTCACCGCCACCGGCAAGTTCAAACAGATCGATCCGTCCGCCGAGGACGGCACGCAGGTCGCCGCTGGCGTGCTGCTACAGGCCTGCGACGCCACCTTGATTGACCGTGACGACGGTCTCGTCGTTGCGCGCCACGCCATCGTCGCCCATCACGCGCTCGCGTGGCCCGATGCCATCACCACCGCCGAACGACTCACCGCCATTGCGCAGCTCAAGGCGCTGGGCGTGCTCGTCCGTCAAGGAGCCTGACCATGAACAACCCCTTCAGCAATCCCGCCTTCTCGATGGCCGCGTTGACCGCCGCCATCAACATCCTGCCCAACCGCTACGGCCGTCTGGAAGAACTGAAACTGATGCCGCCCAAGCCGGTGCGTCAGCGCCAGATCGTCGTCGAGGAAATGAACGGCGTGCTCAACCTGCTGCCCACGCTGCCGCCGGGCTCGCCCGGCACGGTCGGCGTGCGCGGCAAGCGCAAGCTGCGTTCCTTCGTCGTGCCGCACATCCCGCACGACGACGTGGTGCTGCCCGAGGAGGTACAAGGCATCCGCGCTTTCGGTTCGGAAACCGAAACCGAGACGGTCGCGGGCGTCGTCGCGCGCCATCTGGAGACGATGCGCAACAAGCACGCGATCACGTTGGAGCACCTGCGCGTCGGCGCGCTCAAGGGCGTGATCCTCGATGCCGATGGCTCGGTGCTCTACGACCTGTTCGATGCCTTCGAGATCGCCCAGCAGACCGTGGCCTTCGAGTTGGGCACGGCGGGAACCAACGTCAAAGCCAAATGCACCACGGTGCTGGCGACCATCGAGGAGAACCTCAAGGGCGAGTTCATGAACGGCGTCCATTGCCTGTGTTCGGCGGAGTTCTTCGCTGCGCTCACCGGTCACGCCAAGGTCGAAAAGGCGTTCGAGAACTGGCAGAACGGGGCCATCCTCATCAACGATGTGCGTCGCGGTTTCACCTACGGCGGCATCACCTTCGAGGAGTACCGTGGTCAGGCCACCGATGCCAGCGGCACCGCCCGCCGCTTCATCGCTGCCGGTGAGGCCCACGCCTTCCCGCTGGGCACCATCGACACCTTCGGCACCTACTTCGCACCGGCGGACTTCAACGAGACCGTCAACACGGTGGGCCAGCCGCTGTACGCCAAGCAGGAGCCACGCAAGTTCGACCGGGGCACCGATTTGCACACGCAGTCCAACCCGCTGCCGATGTGCCATCGCCCCGGCGTGTTGGTCAAACTGACGGTGGCGTGATGGGCATCGTGGAACAGATCTACGCCTCAGCGGGTAACGCCGGGCTGCTCAGGGAGTGCCGCTGGCAACCGTCGGATGGCAGTCCCGCCCAGCAGCATCCAGTGGGCTTCGCCGCGCCGGACGACACCGTGTTCGATGGGCTGGCCTCGACCACCGACCACCAGATGTCGTATCCGGCGTCGGTGTTTATGGGTCTGGCCCCGCGCGACACGGTGGAGATCGGCAGCGTGATCTATCAGGTGCGTGACATCCGGGCCGTGGGCGACGGCTCGGAGATGCGCGCCAAGCTCACAAGGCTCTGACCCGTGTCCGGCAACTCAATCCGCGAACAGATTCTGCTCGCGGTGATGGCGGTCGTCCGCACGCCGGTGGAATCGCTCGGGGCCACGCTGCACCGCTCGCCCACGGTGGCCATTAGCCGGGAGCAGTGCCCGGCGCTGGTGGTGTTCCCCGAGTCCGAATCCATCACCGAGCGCGCCAACGACCGCGTCACGCGTGAACTGATCGTGCGCCTCGTCGCGCTGGCCCGCGCGGTGCCGCCCGCCATTCCTGAAACCGAAGCCGACCGGCTGCTCACCGCCGCCCACGCCGCGCTGCTGGCCGACCGGACTCTGGGTGGCTTGTGCCTTGGCATCCGCGAGCAGGAATGCGAATGGGACATCGAGGACGCCGACGCGGTGGCCGCCGCTATTCCCACGCGCTACGCGATCACCTACCGGACGCTCGACACCGATCTTTCAACCCAGGGATGACACCCATGACTTCCATCGTTCTGACTCACCCGCATACCCACGCGGGCCAAGCCCACAAGGCGGGCGAACGGCTCGATGTGGATGGCGGCACCGCCGACTGGCTCATCGCCAACGGCATCGCCCGCCACGACCGCCAGCCCGCACCCGTGCCGCAGCCGGAAGGCGACAGCGCTCCCATCGAAGCCAAACCCACTCCCACCCAACGCAAGGAATCCAAATCATGAGCACCTACGCCAGTTTTCAGGGCCGCGTCT